GATCATCACCATACGCAGTATAAGTTGCTGGATATGGATAGGTGCCAGCTGTTCCACCAGTTACTGATGGATTTAGTGAATACCAGTTAAATTGAACCACACGAGTTCCACCACTTCCATCATAATTTACTGCCATCTCTGGATGATTTGGATTAATAAATCCATCCACGATTACAACATCCACGTTTTTGCCAGAACTAGTTGCAGTAACACTACCAGTTATGTTTGCTGTTCCATTAGACCCCCAGTTACTAGTTTGAGTGCCATCTATACAACGACGCAATCCCCAGTTTCTATGTGTGCTTGCTTCGCTACTTGATTTATCCCAATTTGAACTAGTTTCTGTCCATCCTGTTGGATGTCTTATAACAGAGTCTAATAATTTTTTAGGAACAATATCCCAAACTCTATCATCCTGTTTTAAAGTTTTTACCTCTTCTTGACTTAAATGATAATGAGTATTTCTTGAAGTAGGTCTTCTATTACAACACTCAACACATCTATCTGGAACATGATCTGTTCCTCCATGAGTCTCCATATCATCATAAAAAGACTCTAAATCTTCATGATGATAAACAGTTACCACATATTCATCAATCTCCTCTAATTCAAATTCTTTTACCTCAAAATTGTCTTTTAATAAAAAAGTATCTTTTTCTCTATTATTTTCCATATCAACTCTCTAATTGAAGAAGAGTTAAAGTGATTGTTGTATTAGATGTTGATCCACTCTTATTTGTGACAGCAGCATATATTGTGGTTGATGGAGTGGAATCATTGTTGAATCCTAGCGTTCCTGGTGATAACAATTGAGTTGAAGCAGCTAAACCACCGGTGGTGATAACCTCTGCAATTACCCCAGATCCTGGTAGAGGATCTGTTGTTTCTAATCTAGATGCATCAGCAGTTCTTGATGCAGAGTCCGTATAAATTCTCACCCAAGCAGCTGCTGATGTTTGAATTTTCATTAATAGATATGATTTAAATCCAGTGAAGGTAATGTTTGCTGTTGCATTATTAGCAATAGATCCTGTTGATGAACTAACTGTTGTTCTAGATTGTAAACTTGATCCACCACCGCCGCCAGAAGCACTCAATGTTCCACTAGACAAAGACAGACCAGATCCGATAGAAATTTCCTCAACAGAACCAGCACTGGCACTATGTCGTCCTAATAATCTACTTGTTGCTGATACGTTTTGTATCTTAGCATATGTCACAGCACCGCTGCTTATTTTACTCTCTGTCACAGCACCGGCGCTTATTTTACTTTCAGTCACAGCACCACTATCAATAGAAAAAACAGCACCAGATGAACTGACAGTGATATCTCCTTTATCACCATCAGTGACACCACCCCCACCACCTAGATCGTTGGCTGATGACCAAGCAGTTCCATTCCATTTTAATACTTGACCAATGCTTGGTGTGTATATTCCACTGGTATCAACATCTGTGTGACTATCAATTGATCCGGTGGAAGTTAGATACGGTGATGTGATGTTAACCCAGTTTGTTCCATTGTATTGTATCAGTTGACCGTTACTTACACTAGTAATAACAACATCACTCAATCCATTTAAAGTTAAATCTGGTGTAAAATTAACCCAATTTGTTCCATTATATCTTAGATATTGACTATTGGCTACACCAGTGATAACAACGTCATCCAATCCATTTAAAGTTAAATCTGGTGTAAAATTAACCCAATTTGTTCCATTATATCTTAGATATTGACTATTGGCTACACCAGTGATAACAACGTCAGTTAAATCATTAAGAAAAGATACAGCACTTACTGTTCCTACACCAACTGATAGGGAAGGAATTACGACAGAAATAGATGTTGATCCTATTGTAATCTGTCTAGTTGTGTCATCAACTGTTATATGATTTGCAAATTGACCAAGTTCTCTATTAGCAGGCATTTTTACTTGACCTTATTTTTAGTATTTATTGGTGTATTAGATGTAGAAGTCATTCCAAGAGGAACCATCATAACCTTGATGCTTACCGGTGCTGCTATTGAAGACAATTGCACCAGTTGATGTGGAGCCAATAGAGTTTCTTTGTGCGGTGGTCATTCTTGGTGGTAAGAAGACCTGAGTGGTTGATTTCAATTCAAGAATTGCATCAGTTGCTGGGGTAAATGTTCCAACACCAACACGATACCCAGTTCCAATTCCAAGAATGTTATTATCACCTTGTAAAGTGACATTTCCATCAGAAACAAATGCAGCAGCAGTGATGATACCTGAGGTATTGACACTTCCATTTGTGGTGAGTGCCAGAGCAACAGAGGCAACACTTGCGGTTCCTGTCAGATTTCCTGTGATGTTACCAACAAATCCACCAGTTGCAGTGATGATACCTGATGTATTGACACTTGAATTAGTTGACAGTGCAAGACCAACAGAGGCAACACTTGCGGTTCCTGTGAGATTTCCTGTGATGTTACCAACAAATCCACCAGTTGCAGTGATGATACCTGATGTGTTGACACTTCCATTTGTAGTGAGTGCCAGAGCAACTTGAGCAATGCTCGCTGTTCCTTGAACATTACCAATCAGAGATCCACTAAATGTCGCAGCAGTGATGATACCAGTAGTATTCAGGGAAGCAGTGCTGTTGATACCTAAGGCAGTTGTTGCGGTAGTTGCAGTGCCTGTGAGATTACCAATGAAAGTTCCTGCGGTAACAATACCTGTGGTGTTAATGTTAACAGAAGTTGTTAGACCCAGAGCGTTTGTTGCTGTGGTTGCTGTTCCAGTAAGATTTCCAACAAATCCACCAGTTGCAGTGATAATACCACTAGTATTAACTGATGCAGTTGCGGTTAAACCTGTTGCATTTCCTGTGACATTTCCAGTGATGTTGCCAGTGAGATTACCAACAAATGTAGTGGCAGTAATAACACCAGATACGACCGTATCAGTGAAGCTACCGATGCCAGCAGACATCTTAGTTGCAGTCAGAATACCAACAGTATTAATGTTAACACTAGTTGAGAATCCAAGAGCAGTGGTTGCAGTGGTGGCAGTTCCTGTGAGATTTCCTGTGATGTTACCAACAAATCCACCAGTTGCAGTGATAATACCTGAGGTGTTAACAGATGCAGTGGATGTAAGTCCAGTAGCATTTCCAGTAAATCCACTTGTTGCAGAAATTGCAGTTGCGGTGATGATACCACTCTGACCATTAATAATAATGCCAGAACCAACTCTAATTTCATTTGTGCTTCCATCAATCGCAACAGTTCCTTGACCAACTGAGAGAATACCAGTGATTCTTGCGTCACCATGAACAAAAAGTGTAGTTCCTGCAAGACCTGCATAACCAACTTCAAGTTGATAATTAGTTGCTGTGGTTCCGACACCAACCTTAGGTGAGGTATTAAAGATACCAACAGAAGTTTTTCTCCATTCTGCAGCAACTGTCCCTTGATATGATGTTAGTTCAACAAGAGCATTCGCAGCAAGAGCCGTGTTGAATACAATGTTCGTGCCAGTATCAGCAGCATAATCATCAGGAGAAATCAATAGACCATTAACATAAACATCAAGAAGTTTCTTATCTGTATATGCAACTTGGAATTCTCTTTGACCTGCAAATGCACGATAATTTGCAGATGTTCTTCCTAGTTCAGTGAGATTTGTGTTATATTCAATAATTTCAAGAACATCACCAGCAGTTGCTGTGCCAAGTCCTGATGGGGCAGTATCAATTCTAAGTTCCTCGTCACCAGCATCAACGGAAAACTGAGATTTCGAATATCTAACACCATTAACATATACTTCAAGAGTTCCAGAGGCATCATAAACTGGTAGAATCGTCTGACCATCAACCACAGCTGAATATTCAGTGAGAATACCAGATCTTGCTGTGGTTGCGATACCAACAATTTCAATTAAAGATCCTTCACCAGGAGCAGTTGTAAGTCCGATTGTAACTCCACTTCCAATAACAGTGAAGTCACTCTTTCCTAAGTGAACACCATTAACATATACATCGTTAATTGGAACACCAGTTCCAACTCCAACGGTGTAATTTGTTTGTCCAGCACCAGTGGCAATGAATGTGGTAACACCAACTCTTACTCCTGAACCATATTGGAAGACTTCAATCTCATCACCAGTGAGGAAGTTTTCTCCATTACCTTCAAGGTCAACATATTTTCCACCCTGTACAGAGTCAACCACAACTGATTGTTGTTGACGAATGCCATTAACAAAAACCTCTGTAAGAGTTGCATTATGATATCCAGCTTCATATAGTTCTTGTTCAGATTTACTGGTGCTTGCAGTTGCAACTCTTGCTGTTGTTGCGATACCAATAACTTCAACAACATCATTAATTGCAAGAGCATTTGCAAATTGAATTGTATGTCCAGATCCAACCACTGTGTATTCCACCGTTGGAATTGATAGAATACCATTGATGTATACATCATTATTTGGAACTCTAAACGCAGCATTTGAGATCGTAACTGTGGTGCTTCCAATTCCAGATCTTACAGTTGCAGCAACACCAGCAGCAATTGTTGAAGAAATTGTATTTGCTGCACCGATGAATACACCAGTTGCACCAACAGAAACAATTGAAACTCCATTAGAGAAATCAGTTCCAAGTCCAGTGATTTGAATTGTATCACCAACTGCAACATTTGCGACAGAGGTCAGGAAGATTTGAGTGGATCCAATACCAACTGTGCTCGCAACTGTTGTTATAAGTTCTCTTGCAGGTGGTGCTACAAGTGTTGAGATGCCTACTCTTGCCCATGAAGCAAACCTAAAAGTTTCATGTATAGATCCAGCAGGTGATCCCCCAGTTAAATAAAGATATTCATTTGGAGCGTATGTGTTTCTATTTTCTCCAAGAACACGAACTCCATTAACAAATGTTTCTTGATTGGAGTCATGTTTATCAATGTTCAAGTTGTAGAATGAAGCACTTCCTTTATCAGTTGCAACCTCTCTGTTGTATATTGCTACATCTGTTACGATACCTATAATTTCAACCGTGTCACCAGCTTGCACTCCGACTGCCAGTTGAACAGTGTTACCTGCTCCAAGAACAACGTATTCTGGACTTGCTCCACCTTTATCTAGTTTGACACCATTTAAGAATACTTGAGTATCAGGAACACCAGTTGGAATTCCTACGGTAAAGTTAGTTTGACCAACGCTTGCGATTGGTCTTGTAATCGTGACTGCTGTTCCAACATTAATCACATTTGAAATCGTTGATCCAGATCCAATAAAGACTGCTGTTGCTCCAACGGATACGATTGGAACTCCAACTGCAAAGGATGTTCCTGCACCAGTGATTTGAACACTATCTCCAACTGCTACATTAGTAACTGAATCAATTGAAATTTGAGTTGATCCTACACTTACACTTGCACCCGTGGAAACAGCAGTGATTAGAGTGAAGTTTTCTGGAATTGAAAATGTAGTAATCCCATGACGAGTGCCAGAGCCCAATTGTATAACTTCTAGTTTATCTCCAATTTCTGCTGATAAACCACCAAGCACTGTAACAGTTTTTGCAGTTCCAACGATTGAGAAGTCAGAATCAATTAGTTTGACTCCATTAAAGAAGACATCTACATTATTTTTAGAAAATGCCGTAACCGAAGAATCCGTAAATACCGTTTGACCTACACTTGTAGCAGTAATTGTTGTAAGTCCAATTCTTGCAGTTGAATAACGAATATTTTCAATAATGGACCCAACCTCAGGAACCTCATTTAAAGATGCAATTGAAGTAACACCAACGCTGTTGATTTCGTCTTTTGATATCTTAAGTCCATTAACAAAATGTTCATCATCAATTGTCCCGAGATGAATTGTTTCACCAGCACCTACTGTAACGGTTGCAACTCCGATTTTTCCTTCATCACGATAGGAATTAACAACAACTGATGATCCCGCTATGGGAGCAGGGCTGAGTTGAATTGCAGATGATACCCCTGCAGAAATACCAAAAGCAAGCTTAATACCATTAACAACAACATCTATTGGTGCTGCTGATGATACAACAGAATCTAATTCAATGAATACTGATTGTTCAGTTGCAGTCGTTGTGGCAATTCCAACTTTTGAATTACCTGTATATGAAAAAATATCAATGGCATCTGAGGTGAAAACATTAACGTTTTGATTTAAAATAACTGCATCACCTAATATAGGGAAATATGTTTCATTCTCAACTAATTTCACACCACGATAATAAACATCAATTGGTCTACCAGAGGCAATTCTTGCTGGTGTTCCAATTCCAGTGATAAATTTAAAGACTAGATCACCACCAACAGCAGTTGATGCAATACCAGTTCTAACCTCATTACTACGATAACCAACGAGAATAACATCGGAACCGACACCAACGGGATTATTAAAACCAATATATTTTTCACTTGCTGGGAAATTTAAATAAGTCTTATATTGTTTAAAACCCGCAACATATGCATCTGTATTGTCATAAGTAATTGAAGATGCAATGGGTAAAAATGAGAATTGCGTTACGATTCCAGTTGGACCCTCATGAGAGACGTATGCTCTTGTGTCTCTACTATCTACAAATCCTTTTCTTTGTGGAATATTGACATTTACACTGTTAGCAGTTCCAACAACAGAAATATCACCTCCCTCAAAATCAATGATCTTGATTCCACCTATGTTTCCTACGGGAGTCCCTGCATAACGAACGGTTAAACTTCCAACCTGACCAACATATCCTGAAACTGCAAATCCAACAAGGTTTACAACATCTCCTGCTCTCGTAGATGTTGCAAGAGAAACAATTGTGCCACCATCTGATGAAAACTCTGTTGGTTCAAGTTTGATACCATTAACAAATACGTTTAATTCATTGGGGTCATGAGTAAATGTAAACTGAGTTACACCAGCTCCTGCTGTGACATATATCTCAGATTTAATTCCTACTGGATCTTGCCATTGAACTCCACTACCAGTTGATATGAGAACTTGCCCACTTTGTCCTGTTGATCCACCCGCACTAACTTGACCTGCAAAAGTTGTAACCCCAGTAAATCTAGAATTATGAAAATCCCCACCAAAAACTGTCCCACCAATATTAACAACATTAAGAGTCGTGATTCCAGTAACTTGTAAATTTGTGATTACCTGACTAGATGCTGCTGATAAAGCAATTCCAGTTAAATTTGAACCATCACCGAAGTAAGTTACTGCGGAAACTGCACCACCGACTTGAATTTTTGCACCAATACTCGTCGTTCCCAGACCAACCTGTGTTCGGATGGAGTTCTGGTTGAACAAATTAGGTGTGACTAACGCCGCTAGATCTCTTGCTCTTGACATGGTGACAGTTTTTAGTTATTTATTAGTTAATCTAAATTGATGGATAGACAGTGATTGTTCCACCCATCGCCGCATGGGATGTGCATTGGTAATAAAGAGTGTTCGGAGCATTAAATGGAATTTCAAATCTCAAAGTTCCATTGGAAACATTATTATTAGTAACTCCATCATCATATTGAGTTCCTGTGGAGCCGTTTACAGTGCTTTGAATTCTAAATGGATGAGCCCCCATACTATTCACAAACTCATACACTCTACCTCTTGCCA